TCCATATAGTTGCCCCAGATAATGGAATCTTGTTGGGTATGCATGGTCAAAACATTGCACCAGTATTTGTGTATGAATATAATAAAGATATTCAATGGCAATCATTTATAGATGAAAATACATATTATAATGAAACAGAAAAATATATAACATTTAAAGAAACTGATGTACCTGGATCTAAAAATCTAATTATTGAAGATTTTGTTAATATCCCATTGGAAGCCAATATAAGCTCTTCTAAAATAGAATGGAAGGGAGATAAGGGGATACAGGTAGAAACGTCTATAAACGGCACTACATGGCTTCCTTGCACCAATAATTCCTCATTGCCACAGTTTAATAAAGACTCTTATACTGGAAGCAATATTTTGTATATTAAAATAACTTTAACTAGCGCAGATACTACAAAAGATTTTCCTAGGTTATCTTTATTTAAGATTTCATTTTATTCTAAAAAAGAATCTTATGCCCATAACTATGGGTATTATGCAGAGTCTGCAAGAGAATACGATTTGGCCAATTTTAGCTATCCAGTATTAATTAGACACCCAAATGTAGGGTTAAAAACAAAAGGCACGGGAGGATTTGACATTGCCATAGATCAAACAATTCAGTCTGTAGAATTAATGTTTACCCCGTCTAACTATTTCAGCACAACAATGTTTTATTCGGCCTCAGCAACTGGATCTCCAGAAACAATATTTGGGTGGAACGGGTCTGCAATGCTTAAAACAAATATTGCAAAGGTATTTATAAACGGGGTAAATAAAACATCTATGTCTAATATATCCGACCACCTAGTTCTTGGGGAACCCCATCATATAGTCTTGGTATTTACAAATCCGATATTAAATACCCTTAAATTTAATTACTCTCCATCAATGCCTTTAGGCTCAGTATCAAATTATCAGAATATTGGTCTTTATAGATACCAGCTTTCTGATAGCCAAATTACAACACACTACAACCTATATTGTGGAAAACCTTCTACTTCGGCCTCAAACTCGTCATTGACGTTGACAGAATCTTCTGTATCAACCTATAATCAAGACTATTTAATTGTTTCAAGTGCCTAATTTGTCATTTTGGTTGACAAAAGATGGACTTATGTGTCATGAAATGGTAAAATAAAACAATGGATATTAAAAGCATGAATAAGCAGATTGTAGAGGAAACAACTCTAGGAATCTATGTCTGGGAAATGCCAGATGGCAGATGGATAGGCGACGACGACGGAAACTTTCTTTCTGTCACCTCCATGAAAGGCAACAAGGCAAAGATAGACGCCTTGGCTAGAGCGGTCAGACATTATGGAATTTATGAGGGACAGCCAAAATTTCTTTCTGGAAGAAGAAAGATTGATGACGAAGAATTTGAATATCAGAAGCAACGTCTTGAGTGGGGTCTAGTTCCAGATCAATTAGATATTGGAGTCTATAAAGACGAAATGAGGAAGGGTAAGAAATGAAGTCTACATATGAAGAAGACACAGAACCTTTAGATAATGAAATAAGACTAACCACATATGCAGACATGGTTAGATTTTCTAAACTACAAGAAGAGGGTTCTCCAGATGAATTTAAACTATCTGCAGAAGAGCTTCAAAAAATGTCTGGGCTCTCTCCTGCATTTAGAAGAAAATTAAGCAGAGAAGTTACAAAAGCATTTACTGGAAAAGATGGTGCTGAAACACAGCAAAGCCTTTTGGCGCAGGCAATAACTGGCTACGCTTTTCTTGATGTAATAGAGCCTGTATATAATCTAGAATATCTTTCAAGGCTTTATGAAATTTCAACATATAACTATGCAGCATGTAATGCAAAGACTTCAAACATTGTTGGTCTAGGTTATCAATTTATTGAAACTAGAAAAACAAATGATGCTATTGATGGAATAACGGATGAAAAACAATTAGAAAGAGCTCGCAGAAAACTTTCTAAATTAAAGCAAGATCTTCAGGACTGGCTAGATCAATGTAATAGTGAAGATACATTCCAAGAAACATTAATTAAAGTTTGGACAGATTACGAATCTACAGGTAATGGATATATTGAAATAGGAAGAACAGTCCGTGGAGACATTGGATATATTGGCCATATTCCTGCAAAAACAATGAGAGTTAGAAGAACAAGAGATGGCTTTGTTCAATTACTTTATGGCAAGCTTGTATTCTTTAGAAACTATGGGGATCAAAAAACTCCTAATCCAATTTTAGGCGGTAACGATAGACCAAATGAAATTATTCACCTAAAGAAATATACTCCAGTAAATCAATATTATGGAATTCCAGACATTATTGCCGCACAGAACTCTTTGGCTGGAAATGAATTTGCAGCTAAATATAACTTAGACTATTTTGAAAACAAAGCAGTTCCAAGATATATTATTACTGCAAAGGGTGCAAAGCTTTCACCAGAATCAGAAAGAAAATTGCTTGAATTTTTCCAGGTAGGTCTAAAGGGTAAAAACCATAGATCCCTTTATATTCCACTGCCAGCAGATACTCCAGAGTCTAAAGTTGAATTTAAGATGGAGCCAATTGAGGCTGGAACTCAGGAAGGCTCATTTGATAAATATCGCAAAGCAAATAGAGATGAAATGTTATTGGCACACCGTGTTCCAATTAACAAGGTTGGAACCCCAGAAGGAGTAAACCTTGCAGTTGCTCGTGATGCAGATAAAACATTTAAAGAGCAAGTATGCCGTCCAGCACAGATGAGACTTGAAAAGAAATTAAATGCGGTTATTGAAGAAAAGACAGATGCTTTAATAATTAAATTTAACGAATTAAGTCTTACAGATGAGGATACTCAGTCTAAAATTGATGAAAGATATTTGCGTATGCAAGTAATTACCCCTAATGAAGTAAGAATCAGAAAGGGCATGATTCCGCTTGAAGGCGGCGATGAGGTCGTTGATTTGAAGGGCGATCAAGCTGCTGAACAGGCTGCTCAGGCTGGAAATACAAGACAGCGTTCTCAAGAAAGGCAAGCAAATTCTCCAGATATTTCTGGCGAAGGTCGTAATGCCAAGGGAGACGGAAGGCAAGCAGAATAGCATTTTTTTAGGTGACTATTATTTGCCTTTTTAACTAGTGGTTGATAAACTTTATACAGTATGAATATTGAAAAGACCAGTTGGTCTAGTAATGGTAATCGTCTATCTATTAGCGTACCATTTACAAAGGTCAACAAAGAGAACCGAACTGTTTCAGGTTTTGCTACATTAAACAATGTAGACCAAACAGGCGATGTTGTCACAGCAGAAGCGAGCCTTAAAGCGTTTGAAAACTTTAGAGGCAACATTCGTGAAATGCATCAGCCAATTGCAGTCGGAAAAATTTTGTCATTTAGACCAGAAACTTTTTTTGATCCAATGTCAAAATCTTTTTACGATGGAATTTGGGTGAGTACATACATTTCAAAGGGTGCACAAGATACTTGGGAAAAAGTTCTTGATGGCACTCTTTCTGGTTTCTCAATAGGTGGAAGAATTAATGAGTCGGATAATGAAGTTAATAAAGCAGATGGAACGTCTGTAAGATTTATTAAAGATTATGATCTAGTAGAACTTTCATTAGTAGATTCTCCAGCTAACCAACTTTGCAATGTTCTATCAATTGAAAAAGTAAATGGACAAATGGTATTTAAAGGAATTGCTACAGAAATTGCAGCAGCAAACGTATTTTTCTGTGAGCATGACAATATTGTAGTTTCAGAAGCACTCCAATCTCGTGAATGCACAGCATGCGGCAAACAAATGGAGATTATTGGATGGATTGAAAACAATGATATTAACAAATCGGATGCAGTTCGTTTTGTTTATGAGAAACACATTAATAAGATTTCTGGTTCTGCAAATGAACTTGAAAACAACACCGAAGTAAATAAAGGAGGTACAACTATGTCAGAAGAAGTAACAAAGATGACAGAAGAAACAACAGTTGATGCACCAGCAGTTGATGCACCAGCAGCAGATGCTCCAGCAGCAGATGCTCCAGCAGAAGCAGTAGCAGAAGCACCAGCAGCAGAAGCAGCAGCAGTTGCAGAAGAAGCAGCACCAGCTGCAGACTCAGTTGCCGCCGATACCGCAGGAGAACCAGCAGCAGAAGCAGCTTCAGAAGAGCTTGATTTTGCAAAGATGCTAGGGGATCTCAAGGGCTTCTTGTCCGATACACTTAGCAAGGCAGCAGAAACAAATGCAGCACAGGTTGCAGAAGTTAAAAACACTGTGGAGTCCTTTAGCAAGAGTGTTGAGGCAAGAATTGTCGAGTTGGCAGAACAGCACAACAATTTGAGCGAAACTGTAAAAGGTATTCGTGAAACAATCAATTCAGTCGAAAAGAGAATCGACGCAGTAGAGGGCGATACTGCAATTAAGAAGTCTGCTGACCTTGGCGGGTCAACAGAGTTTGTAAAGAAATCAAAATGGAGCGGCGCTTTCCTCGGTTCCGTGAACGACATTCTAAATTAAAAAGGCAGGTGAAAAAATAAAATGAGCAATGAACTATTAGAAAAGGCAGTAGCAGCAAATACTACTGTATCTACATCTATGAATGGACAGTCCATTACAGGTACTGGCATTCACGTTGGAGCTACCCAAACAGGTGGTCTCCTAAATCCAGAGCAGTCAGCACGATTCCTTGACTACGTATTCGATGCAACCGTTATCGGTAAAGTCGCACGTACAGTTAGAATGAAGGCAGACACAACTGAGATTGATCGTATCGGAGTAGGCGAGAAGTTGATGAAAGTCGCTTCTGAAGCCGAAGATACTTCATCAAACGCAGGCGTTACATTCTCCAAGATTTCTTTGTCCACAAAGAAGCTTCGTCTTGACTGGGAACTCTCAACAGAGTCTCTTGAAGACAATATCGAAGGTCCAGATCTTGAAGATCATATTGCACGTCTTATGGCAACACAGGCAGGTAACGACATTGAAGACTTGGTTCTCAATGGCGATGCTTCGCTAACAGGAGATGCACTTTATAAGGCATTTGATGGTGTAGTCAAGAAGGCAAAGGCTAATGGCCATGTTGTAGATGCAGCGGGAGCTAATATCTCTCGTGCAGTATTCAACTCAGCACTTAAGGCACTTCCACGTAAGTACAAGCAACGTCGTACAGACCTACGCTTCCTTGCAGGATCTAACCTTATTCAGGACTTCCTATACCAGCAAAGCATTGGTACAAATCAGACAATCCCACAAGATATCGCATCAAGCGTTATCCGTGGTGATGTGGCTCCACTTGGTGGACCAGCTGGTTATGTAGCACCATTTGCATTTGGTATTCCAATTGTTGAAGTCCCACTTCTAAAGGAAACTCAAACTGGTACACATACTGGTGCATCAGGAGATCATGGTGACATCCACCTTTCATTCCCAAATAACGTAGTTATTGGAATTAAGCGTGATGTAACTGTATACAGATTCTTCTGGCCACGTAAGGACTCAGTTGAGTACACACTCTACACTCGTGTAGGCGTTCAGATTGAACAAGCAGATGCTTGGGTAGTCGTAAAGAACGTTAAGGTAGCTTCCTAATTTAAGAAGATACTATTAAAGACCCCTAAAATTTAATAAGTTTTGGGGGTCTTTACCTTTTAACCTTACAATGATATAATTAATGAGAACAAAGGAGAATATATGTCATTTACGACATTGAAAATTGCAGAGCTTCGTCAAATTGCTGAAGATTTTGCAGTTGATTTACCAAACTCAAAGAACAAAGCAGAAATTATAGCAGCACTTGCAGAAGAAGGCGTCACATGGGACGTTTACCAAAAGACAATTAAAAACATTGAAGATGAATCAGTCGAAATGGAAGAAGTGACACCGAGGTTTGATCCAAAGAAGGAACAGCCAGAAAACACAGTTTTGGTTAGAATGACAAGAGCAAACTTTAGATATGATGCCGTAGGATACACTTTTACAAGAGAGCATCCGTTTGTTGCAATGCCAACAGAAAAGGCAGAAGAAATTTTTGAAAAAGAGGAGGGTTTTCGTTTAGCCACAGCAAAGGAAGTCCAGGACTTTTACGCTTAACGAAAATTTCAAATGGCAGAATTATATGTAAATAGTAACGGACCACTACGTCATAAAATCTATTGGGGAGGTCAACCAGTAGACGCTGATGGCAATGTAACCGTTACTGTTTACGATATAACTTCAGACCCAGCCATTATTCCATCTCTTAATCCAGAAGTATCAATAGGAACATACACTGCAACTAATTTAGATACAGACAATGGAAACTATGAAGTAGTTCTTCCTTTTAATATTACTTCAAGAAATAGAAAACTCAAGCTAGTATGGTCTTATCAGGTTCAGGGAAATGCTGGATCTAATACAACTTATGTTGATGTAGTCACTCCATATGTAAACATTTCAGAGGCTATAGATGCTCTTGGTATAGGTGTTGATCCAAGCGATGAAAATTATAGATCCTATGATGAACTTAAGCTTGCTGAAAAATATGCAAGAAAGTTAATTGAAAATTATACAAATGATTGGTTTTATTTA